GATTTTTTTTTAAGTTGCTCTTTTTGGTCGATGAGTTCTGCATCCAAATTTTTAATTAGGTAAACTTGATAAATCGTCGTCGCTACGCATAGCACCAAAGAAATCGCCCAGATTATTGTCTGCTTCATTTTATCCAGAATTTTTCAAGAAACTTTACAAAAGCACGAAAGAACCCAACCTTTTGCTTGCCGTCCTGTTCAGGGTGCAAAGTGTGGTCGTATTCTGTTTTTAAATAGAAATCATAAATGACGTTTACGATGCGAAGAGCAAGCAGGATAAGCCAGCCGTGGTTAAATAGGAATTGCTCCCATTGCGGCAGGTTTACATCGACCAAAATATTGCTAAAATTGAGCCAAGCAATAGCAGCATACGCAGGTATATCGGCTAAAAAAGACTGAATAGTCGTAATATGGTATTCCTTCATCGCTTTACCTGACATTTTTTTCTTGTCTGGTTAACGAACGTAAATATAACGGTCGGTTTTGCTTCCTTACTATATTTGTAAATGATTTATTCAGCCGATTGTTTCAAAAAGTACGGGCAGCCAACCCCCGATAATAAATGGATGGTTTTGTTTGACGTTCCAGCCGAACTCGAAATCGGTGTAATCCCGAAGCGAATCTATTGCAACAAAGACCTCGTCAAACCTTTGACCAAGGCTTTCAAAGCCCTGATAAAAACTGGCTGCGTTTCTGAACTGAAAACGTGGGACGGCTGCTTTAATATTCGCAAGATTCGGGGCGGTAATCTGATGTCCTTGCATTCGTGGGGGGTAGCCGTGGATATGAACGCATTTGAGAACGGTTTGGGTCGTGAACCGAAACTTTCAGCCGAGTTCGTCAAGTGCTTTACCGACGCTGGATTCGATTGGGGCGGCAAATGGCATCGTAAAGACGGGATGCACTTTCAACTCGCAAAAATATTTTAGTCGCTAACTGATTTAGTTAGTCGTAATTAGTTGGTTTTTAGCAAACTAACGCAAATTTTTTTTTGTGTTTAAGGAACTATATGTACTTTTACATCAACATCTAACTTAAAAACATCTAACGTTATGACATTTCAAGAATTAATTGTAAATTACAGAAATAACCCATACGGTATGGGTGCTGACGAGGCATATATTCACGGTGGTGGAATGAGTTTTTACAATACAGACTGCGAAGGCCAAGATAAGTTAATTCAAAAACTAAAGGAAATGGGATACCCTAAAAATAAAATGTGCCAAAGTATGCGCCCAAAGGGTTGCACTAACCGTTATCGCCTTAGTATATACAAATAAGATTAAAATCAACAAGGGGTCGAAAGACCCCATTTTTACCTTCAAAATCTAACAAAAATGCAAACACTAACAGGAACAATCGAATTTTTAACAGAGGCAATCCTCAACGTTCAATCTGACCTTGCCAGCGACTGGATTGAGGAAGAGGACAAAAAGAAAATGAGTATTCAACTGCATTTACTACGGAGGGCAATAGTGGCACTTGACACCCTCCAGATGTCAGGCAAAGACAGTCAAATCTTTAGTTCGGCTATCAGATTCTAATTTTAAAATCTAATAAAATGAGAAACGGAACTTACTACCTGAATAATTCAGGCCATCGGTGGGTATGCTATGAGAACGGCAAAAAGCCTAAGCATACATTCAAAACAACCACAGGCGAATCTGTGGAAAGAACAGCAATTTTCTATGAGGCATTAGGAAACTTTGCTGTTGCCTGCATATCATGGAAAGGCAAAAAAGTAAAAGTGTTTTTAGACGAAGTATTACCATAAACCAATAAACAAAATGGAAACGAAAGTGTATGTAAGTACCTACGCAAAATACAACGAAGGAAACTTAAAAGGGGAGTGGCTTTGTCTGTCAGACTATGCCGACAAAGATGAATTCATTGAAGCCTGTGAAAAATTGCACGAAGATGAAAGCGACCCTGAATTCATGTTCCAAGCATTCGAAGGCGAAACATTCGGCATGACTTCAGAGGATAGCATAGATACAGACCTATTTGAAGTTCTCAGAGAACTTGACACAAAACAAGCAGAAATATATGCGGCATACCGAAAGAATTTTGACGGCTCATGGTGGGAATGTCAGGATAGATACCAAGGCGAATTTAAGTCAGATAAAGACTTCGCTCAAGAATATGCGGAATCATGCGGGGACATAGACAGAGAAGTTTCATGGCCTCACTCACACATAGATTGGGAGTTAGCAGCAGCAGACCTAATGCAAGACTATTTTGAAGAAAACGGACACTATTTTAGCGCACACTAATGGAAACTAAGCCCTTATTCGGGGCTTTTTTCTTTTGGCGGCAATCCTTTTTCCTTGCGGTATCTGGCTTCTGAAATCGGGTACAAGGTGTGGCGGCAGTTATAGCCCCCGCAGTAAGAGAAAATCGTGCTTTGTGTTGTGCCTGCCATCCGTCCTTGCCAATCGCCAAGGTCAGCCCATTTCTTAACTTCTTCCTTCGTGTAAACTTTTCCTGACCTTGTTTGGCAGAATGGGCGGGTGTCCTCAATTACAGTACCCTTGTAACGGTAGTAGCCGAAGTCTAAGTCATCTGAAATTGCTTGGATATATTCCCTATTGAAAACCATTATCGCATCGTTGGTCGTCTGCTTAATGTATCGTTCCAAATATGCCTTTTCTTGGTCAGAACCTTGAATAAATTTACTTAGGATTTGTCGCAGTTCGCTTCGCTTGGTCGTGCCTGCGATGTTTGTTTTTAAGACCTCCTGAATTGCGTTACTGAAATTATTATTGATTCCTGCGCCAAGCAGAGCGTCCTTCGTTACTTCGATATTCGTTTGCAGAATCGCATTGTAAAGGGCTTTGCGCTTGTAAGGTTGGTCAAGTATTAACCCGACGTAGGAATCACTTAAATCAGCCAATGATTCGAATCCGTCAAGCAGGTTTGCAACTTCCTTTTGATAGTCCTCATTATTGACAATCGTGTCGGTAATCTGCTTTTTCATCCGCAGCATTTCCCGCAGGTTTTTTGCTCTGTCTTTTGGGTCTAAACTCAAATCGTCGGTAATCGCCAGAACTTGGTCTGTAAGCGTTTTAAAAACTTCCTTTAAAGAACCATCCATTTGCGCCATTAAAGCGTCCTGTTGGTCTTGTATAGCCTTTATTAGCGATTCCTCCGTTGGGCTTGCCATATTACATTCCTGTTGGCATAATTGGAACTAAGCCCTTGTTGATTTCAGCCAGTTTAGCCTCTGCCATTTTGGTAACGTCAGCCCGTTGGATTTTCATATCGCTTTCAGCCCAATCAGGATTCTCGTCAATTAACTGTGTAACGAAGGAAGCCAAGTTAGCGGACAGAATGTAATCAAGTTTCGTGCAACCACTTGACTGAAGCAATATGGTCTTTTCGTCTACCGTTTTAAATGGCAGCGGGTCAAGTGTAGAAAGGATTTGCAGGTATGTTTTCTTAATTGAGTTTTCGCCGTACAACTTTTCGACGTAATCCATTTCAAGTCCGTTGATAATTATTGGATTGAAACCGCCTTGCCGAGCCTTTGCCAGCATATCGCCAAGAACCGCACTCGTAAGTACGTCGAAGTCTGTTGGTATGGTTAATTCTGGCAGTGCTGATTTGACTTGCTCGTCGTCAATCAGGGCAGAAGCAAAAAGCGAATTGTACCTCTGAAAAAGGATATGGTAAACTGCAATGCGATAAACAGAAGATAGGTGAACGCAAACTGAGTAGCAAAACGTGTTTAGTTCCTTTCTGTCGAATTCCTTTGCAATGCCTGACTGAGCAGCGGGTATTTGTCCGAGGATTTCAAGACCTATCGCTTTGAACCCTTGGAATTCTTTTTGCATAATGTCGTCCTGAAACAACTTTACCGAATCAATCGGTCTTTCGATATAGCCCGCTGGCGGTATCGGTGGAACGCTTGGGCTTGGATTGATTGCCGTATTTCGGTCAATGTTGATTTCAAGTAAAGAGAACGGAGTACTTGAAGCACGTCCTGACCCGTTACAATCGCCACAATCGCTTCTTTCCTTTTGACTATTTGTACGGTAACCAGTACCGTTACAAGTTTTGCAAGGGCTAAGTTTTAAAGCCCATTTCTGCGGTAAAGCGTGAACTGCATATAGGATATTAAGGTCGTCAGTCCGATAAAGCACCT